CTAGAGCTAAACTGATAGCTAGAACAGAGATAGTTGAAGCTCATAATCAAGCGCATGTTTTAGAGGGTGGGTTGATTGCTAAAGAAACAGGTGTTAAAGAACAATACCAATGGATTGGTTCTATTGATCCCTCTGCGATTCCTAGAATCTCTTTATCAACTTCTAACTGTAACCATCTATTGAACTCTTTGATTTTTTGTTGATCCCTAATAAACTCATATTGCCTAGGACTAACAACGTTAGTTATCAATCCACCAATAAAGATGGAATCCCTAACAAACTTTTTAATTTTGTTAAACCTAACATCAACTTCCCTAGCAGCGCGAGTGCGGATTACTAGGGTTTTTGTTGGATCAATGTTATTTAGTAACATCATTATCCGGTTCTTGTTGTTCTAAACTTCTATCAATAGCAGTATTTTCCTCGTCAATCATTTGTTGAATTTCATCCTCGCGATACTCCATGCAAAGTATATCTTCAACAAATTGTTTAGGTGGAACGATAGTATCGGCAGCAAGGCTGTTAGCATAAGCAACCAATGAACTCGCTTTCTTACTTCCGATTTCAGCTTTATCCTTTTCACTGATAGTAACAAGACTTGGCCATTCCCATGAGAACTCTTTACCATCTTTCAAAGGTTTAACACAACCTAACTCTATCATGTAACTAATAAAGGGATTTAACATGTAAGGTTCACAAAAGTTTTCGCGCCTATCCTTAATTTGATTGTTCCAGTTGTTTTCATCTTGTGAACTAGCCAATTCACCTGCTTCATTACCTAACAAAATTCTTTGAGGAATCGAAGTTGATCCGGCTATAACAGAAATGCATATCTTGAATTGATCCATCGGACTATCAACCTCCATTTGAATAGGTTTAACAGTTATTCCTTTAGTCCGCATGAATCGGTTTAAGCCGTGTTGGAAGTTAGAGATTTCCTCTTTTAAAGCCTTTTTATCATCTTCATCGCCTAAGTCTGTATCAGCTTCACACTCTAACGACAAACCTGCTCTAGCATTTAGCCAAAAGATTTCGGCAGAACCACCACCAATTTTATCAAGGTCTATCAGTTTGTTCCAAATATGATGCAAGATTCCTTGACCTTTGCTTTCATTATCTAACGTCCTTTCGGCAACATGAATAACTCTTGACCAGTGAACAATAACAGTATTGCCTGTATTGTTTGAATTATTGTTATTCAGCGTTATCTCGTAAGTTTCTGGTAAACCGAACCGTTTGTTTTGTATATCGCTAACAGTTGTTTTAACAACTGCAATATCTTCCGGTAATGCTTTTAAGAATATAGGTTTGGCACCTTTAACGACAGGTTCTTTAGGGTCTTTGGCATCAGCAAAGCCGATATAAAGCACGGCATAGCTTCCAAGGTTTACCAACTTATCAAGCTTTCGTATATGTTTCCAGAAATCAAGCTGTTTGAACAACGTATTGACTTCTTGTTCCCAAGTTGTTAAATCTTCTAACTCTTCATCCTCAATAGCTTGTGGAACGTTAGACCAGCAAGCGTTAGGGTAAGCGTCAACAATTCTTGTGGCAATATCTCCGCGCTCGTATTTACCTCGAAAGTCTTTAATCGTTAGCTTATCAGGATAACCGAAAATTGCCCATGTATCACGCAAGCCGTTATGAGTTAAACCCATGCCAAAGCTTTGTCTGGCAAAATCAATTATGTTAGTGAAGAGTTTCATCTTGTTATAAAATTTGTTAGCTTACCATGTTCCAGCTTCTTTTTTCTTAGGCATAAATGCAACGTCAATTGCATCTAGCATCGTATCAACCTGATCGTCAAATCTATGGGTCATGTCCGCTGAGAACTCTGTCAATTCGGTCTTGAAGTCAAGCGTAAAGGCTGAATTGGCCGGGATATGAACTCTACCACTTGCGACATACGGAACACCATCTAACGCCCGTGTGACTTTATCTATATTACGTTGAACAGCCTTAACAGGAATAACAGGTTTTGATAGTTTTCTTATGTATTGTATCAATGCTGTTCCGCTAGATTTATCTTCGATATATGCAGCTCGTAACCTTCCAACTGTTGCCGTAGGATTGTAATGTTTAGACCAGAAAGCGGTGAAATTACTTACTAACTCCGGTGCTTCCCATTTACCTCGCAATTGATCTAACAAATACAAGTTACCTTCGAGAAATCCCCACAATTGAAGCACGGAATAATCGTTAGAAGTTTTAGTTTTTTGTGCGGTATCGGCAGTAACAAAACGATACTCTGGTATGATAGAACCAAGGTTGAAATACTTAATCCATTCAGCCTTAAACATTGAACCACCTAACGGCGACGGATCTTGATCGTATTGTGAAGCGCAAGTATAAGGATCTGCTTGACGAAGATTTTCTATCTGTTTTTCATCGTATTTATAACTCCACAAAGGACCATCGGGAAGTTTGTGCTTTATAGGTATAGCGTGAGTATATGCTTTGCGTTTCTTGTTACTATCAATAATCGCAGGCAAGTTAAGGTGATGAAATTTGCAGTTCATTCCGCCATTTAACAGATAGCCGCTAGGATCATCTAACGAAATCCGTTGCATGATAACAATAATCGGAGTGACACTCTCTTGCATCAAGCGCGAACGAAAAACATTGTTAAACCTTTTATTGATAGAATCAACAGTTGAAATACTGGTTGCATCATCAGGTTTTAAAGGATCGTCAATGATTAGAGCACCGCTAAAACCCTCTTCCGGTTGACCAGCACGAAAGCCTGTAATCGGTCCGCCCGCAGCACGCGCTTGCAAACCTCCGCCTTTTGTATTCTTCCAAGCACCTTTCGCTTTCGTATCATTACGAAGCTGCATCGGCCATAATTCTTGATACTGCGGACTTGTGATAATATCACGAATCTTTGTCGAGTTCTCTAACGCTAACTTGTCAGAATAGGTTGCATGGATAAACCTTGAACGTTTATTTTTCGCCAAGCTCCATGCAATAAAATGGATAACAGCAATTTCGGTTTTCGTATATCCCGGCGGCAAGTTAATCACTAACCGTTTTATCTCTCCATGATAAACCCTATCAAGTGTTTTCGCTAACACTTTGTGATGATCGGAGATAATCATTTTATCTCCCATTACCTCTTTGAAGAAATAACGACAAAAAGCTAGAAAGTCATTCTCTAGCTTATAACGTAAAATCTTTAGCTCACGCTTTGATTTCTTTTCAGAGGTAAGCACTTATACTAATAACTCTTTTGAAATTCATCTTCTAACTTTTTAATCTCATCTTCAGTTAGATTATCAGTAGGTTCATCATGAACATCTTCATGAGATTCCTTATAACCTTTTAATTCTGCGATAAGTTCTAACGCTCTAATTCTTGCAACTGGATTTCTACCTCTTCGATCTTGTGCCTCTAACCATAATTGTCCAATGATAGTTTCCCTGCTTATATCAGGGATAAACAAATCTCGCAACTGAGAAATATCACTTATGAGTTGTTGCGGACCTTTTGCCCATTGCCCATTAGGAGGGAAATCAGGTATTCCGGAAGTATCTATATCATCATCATTCATCACCGTAAAATGTAATAATCACTAAAAACCTTAATCGCATCCTCTAACGTATTAACGCAAACAACCTTATAACCTTGTTCATCTAACATTAACATCATAATACGTTGATCTTCGCTAGGTGTATTTTTCTTTGTTTTAAACTCTATGTAAAGACCATGATACTCAACAAAACCTTGGTTTGTTATTTTTTTACAAGCAACTGGCCAAAAAACATCAGGAATCCCAGCTTTAACACCTTCCGCTTTCAATCGTCCCGCTTCGATCTTATTACGTGTTCCACCGTTAGGAATCGCGTGCATAAGATATAAGAACGGATCACCTAACTGTTGTATTGCATTGTTAGCGAAAAATGCCTTTTGCAAGTCATGTTCATCACCTTGAAAAGCTTCTTTAAAAGGACGAAGCAAATTGATATGACTAGGCAAGATAAAATCCTTGCCATATTTAAGCTCTAACTTTTCTTTAAGTAAAAAGGGTATCATATTCGGAAAAAGTGTTAGGTTGTTTGGTGTGTGTCTTGACGGCGGGATTTATACGCTTAGGAACTGGAGCTTGTCTAGCTGAATCATTTTGAATTTCTCGCAATACCATCATAGCAGCACCTTCGACTCTCAAAGGATAATCAATGGCAAATCCACTTCCGGCATTTAGATCGTCTATCGTGACTAAATGCTTGTGCATATGATCTATAACATCCCATGATACTTTTACCCATCCAGTTAATGTATCAAAATCTCTATCAGAGATTATCGGGTTATTGTATCTGTAATAGAGATAACAATGAACAAGCCACCAACTGAAACATTGAGAAGCACCTTGGATAGTTCGAATATCTTGGTAAGGGTGAATGCTTTTAGGTTTAGGTTTCATGGAAACAAAATCTTTCTAACTTCAATATATTGTTTAAACGTTTTCGGATTATAACAAGGTTCATCAGGATAAAGAAATGTTAAACCTACTCCCATAACAGCATGAGTCTTTATTTTAGTCTTAACTGATAATCCGCATTGACCAGCACTCCCACGCATTCCCTCTATAAATGCTTTGCAACCTTCGCAGGGACTTCGCTTGTTTATCAGTTTCATAACGCGCCAAGGCTAGGTCATAGGCGCGGGACTGGCAAGCGAGGAGTGTCCACAATCAACCGGATCGTGGCGGGCTCTCAAGGAGGCTAGGAGAATCAAACAATCAATTGATTTAAACAATTGTTTGAAACGATGGCACGAAAAAACCGCTATCCCGTGAAGGAATAGCGGTTAATGGAGCTTGTAAGGTTTAAACTTAACCTATGACAAAACCTTTACGATTTTCAATCTTAGCGGTAAAACCTTGCTTGATTGATTCAGCTTTAATTATGCTAGCATCTTGCCAAGTTCTAGCTTCCCATTTTTGATCGGTGTTAACTTTATCTTTACCATAAAGACGAATCAAGAAATCTTGAAAACCTGCTTCATAAGGTTGATTTAATTTTGTTCCCGGTAAATTTTTTGGAGGTGTAAATTTCATCTTATTATTTTAGTTAGGGTTTATCCTTTAACGGTTGAAACGAAAGCCTCTAAATGTCTTTTAGTGGATTCTGCATATAAATCATTTCCAGTTTGTTCAAAAGCTTTTGCAACTTTATTAGTATCTTGACCTTGATTTTCTGTGTTATTTTCCATTTTTGTTTAAAATTTTATGTTATTTAAAGTAGTTATATCTATAATATTATAGATGCTATTGTCAGTGTTATTATAAAATAATTTTGAATCGTTATAATCAAATTGTTCCATTGCTCTTGATAATGGTACCATATCAGATTGGTGTCTCATACAATGGATTGACAGAACTCTATTATTTTTAATAATAAATGTTGGACAAGAAGGTTTTAATATTCTTTTCCAATATCCCCATCCAAGTTTTATACCTGTAATTTTAGCTAAATATGATAATCCTACAGAATTAATTTCAGTTAAACTATAATTAGTTTTGGTTTTTTCCCATGTAGCTAATACTCTATTAACTTCAATTACAGTTAATTTGATTAACTCAGTATAATTATCTTTAGTTTGTCTTACATCTATATGCATAGGATAAGGTTCCATTAGTAAATTGTTACAGTTTTTGAGTCCAACGTAATAGATTTAAAATATGGTTTAGATGTTTTTGTAGCGTTGTCTATAAAAAATTCTAGGAATATTGGAAACCCTAGAGTATCCACACATAGCTGAGTGTAAAGGACGATTAATCTTTTTTTCATGAGTTCAAGCTGTTTTAGTTGTTGTTTTATTTGTTCTAGTTCTGGAAGCAAACAGATTATTGCTGCTGGATGATAGACAGATTGAATCCAATTACTGAATGACCACCAAACTGTATCAAATCCACTGGCCATATCTGCCACATAAATGTGGGTGTGACCATCAGGTGTCACGCGGCGGAGTGTTAGGCGGTTCATTATCCAAAGATTTCTTTAATTGTTTTTTACTTTTCCATGATACAGATAGCCTCTCCCTCTGGTTGCCAATAATTACCTCTGTCCCAAACAGTCCAGCCAACTTCTTTACAGATTTCATCAAGCCAATCCCAAGGTTTTCCAAGAGCATTGATGATAATCTTTCTGTCACAATCATCTACTTCAACTCGTTTGCTTCGATGTCCATGATCTTGAATAGAGATTGTGCCTTTGCAATGGAGTCCAATCCACTCCATGCCTGATTTCATGTGTGTATTTTGAATGATGAATGATAGTTTCATATTAATTTAAAATCATCCGGCTGTTGCGCTGTTACATTTTTCCATTCTTGTTTTGTTAAGTT